GAAATTTCGCTTGTAATGTCTGTTGCTGTTTGCTCTATCTTACTGTTTAAATCTTTTGATTCTGTAGACAATTCTGTTTTAGTAGCATAAGTATTAGCAGTATCTGTCTTAGTTATATAAGTTGTTGTTGCGTCTTTTTTAGTTAAATAATTATTGGAAATTTCGCTTGTAATGTCTGTTGCTGTTTGCTCTATCTTACTGTTTAAATCTTTTGATTCTGTAGACAATTCTGTTTTAGTAGCATAAGTATTAGCAGTATCTGTTTTTGTTATATATGTTTCTGTCGCATCTGTTTTAGTGAGGTAGTTATTTGCGACATTGCTTGTAATATCAGTTGCTGTTTGTTCTATCTTACTTGATAAATCTGTTGTTGTCGTTGATAATTCTTCTTTTGTTGCATAAGTAGTGGAAACATTACCCTCTAAATCAGTTATTGTATCATCAACATACGTTTTTAATTCTTCTGTTTTATTATTAAAATCATTAACTGTTGCTGTTATTTTTGCATTAGCACGGTCAATTTCTATTTGTGCATTCTTGATATTTGTTTTTATAGTACCCGTACCCTCATAGTCATATTTTGTTTCTGTGTCAGTTTCTGCAGTACTATTTATTTCAACATCATAATAGCCTGTATATTTAATAATTCTATCAAGTGGATATGTATATAATTTGTTATCTTCCATATCCGTTATTTCAATTAATTCATTACCAAGCAACCATATATAAGTTGGTGTTGTTAATTCTATAGGTGTATATGTTAAACCAAATAAAACATTTGCTTTTTCTAAAACTTTATTTTTTAAGGTATCGTTATATATCAATGGGTTATCATATATATACAATTCGTGTAATCCATTTTTTTCTATACTTTCGGTATCTTCTACATATAATGGATCGCCTTTAATACTAGATGATCCGACATATACACGATTTATAACACCATATTTGTTCTTTTGCGTTGTTAAATCATAATAATTGTCATTTGTTAATTTATTATAATCATTTTGAACACTTGTTTGCGTTTTAAAATCAATATATACTTTATCATCCCAACCGACCCTTATCCAAGAGTATGCAAGTTTTCCTATTGCTTTCATAACATCTCGGCAAGCATCGTTATTTTGAAATTGATTTGTAGTTATTTCAAAATCATAATTTGTAAAATCTGTTGTTGCAAGTTCCATACCACATTGAGAACAAGTATATTGTGCCAACCACAAAGCGGTTACTTTTCCATCTTCACTTAATAATGTATTAAATGATTTTGGATATGTATCATCTGTATAATCGCCATCAAATGTTATATTAAATAAAATAGTATAATCGGATGATGTATAAGATGTATTGTCAGTTACTTCATTATCACTAGGTTTATCAATTATAAATGTTCCTACTTTGTAATATTCATCTTCATAAGGTTCTTGTGTTTTTTCGGAAATCATTTCTATGTTATCTTCTGTAATCATCAAATTGTCATCTTCACTAGCAATGTTTGTGTAATAAAATCTCTTTGTTGAAACACCAATATAAAAAACTATTCTTTTATTTTCTATGTTAAAATCATCTGTTATATTTTGAAAATTACCATCCAATGTTCTTGTTACAAATTCGCCTATAAAACCATAATTTGGTACATATCTTAAATCAGAGTAAGTAAAATCTTTAATTGAATTTTCTTCTGTAAGTGTTGCATAAACACTATCATCATCATTTAATATAACAAGTTTTGCTTTTTCAATAGCAGTACCATTTATTAATTCGTTTATATCTCTTTCATTCATTTAATCACAACCTTACTTACCAATTAATTCAAAGTCATCTAAAACATACATTTTTTCTCCTCCGTATGTAATTGGTGTATATATTAAATCATTGTGATAGAAAGTATCAGTTTCGTATGTATCTTTAACATTATTGTAAACTTCTACTGTTAAATTCATACCTGGTCCCAGTTCATCACCCTTTAACGCTGCCCAATATGTCTTTAACTGTGATTTTGTTAATGGAGGAAAGGAACACCATATCTTTTTACGTGAATGTGGTAACACTTTAAATGTTACTTTTCCACTTGCTAGCGTTCCAGAATTAGTTACTTGTATTAAATTTGGAGCATATTTAAACCCCTCTCGTTTTAAAGATGGATTTTGAAAAGTACATCCATTTATTTTAATATAATATCCTTTAAATTTTGCCATATTTCCTCCTATTTAACAAATACGTTTTCTCCATATACATTATTCATTCTTGTTGAATATTTATTTGATTGTTTTTGTATATTTTTACTATCAAGATTAATAACATTTGTAGTTTCCATATTAACAATATCATTGTGAATTTTAGTTAATGCCAATAATATGTTTTGATTATTTTCTTCATAAGAATCTCCATTAACAGCTGGATTGTATTTTTCTGGTACAACAGCCTCATTTTTATGTAAATAATATAATCCCTCTGTTTCAATTTTATTTGTACCAGTTTTTAATTTAGGTATATTGATTTCACTTAATTTACTTATTTCAATACCGGGTATAGCATTGATAACAGAAATAGCTTTATTTATGGCTCTTATAAATTTATTAATAGTATTTTGTGCAAAGTTGATAACTGTATTTACAACATTTTTAAATGATTCACCCATTACATCGCCAACAGTTGTCCCAACAGCTTTAAAAATTTCTTTAATTGAATTAAACACCTTTGTAAAAAAATCATCCGTACCACCAAAAATTTCTTTAATATTAGCCCAAGCATTACCAAAGTTATTTGTTAAAGAATCTTTTATGTTGCTTGCTTTGTCGCCAATTTTTGATTTAATATCTTCAAATACATCTTTGATGTTATCCCATTTATCAGCGACAAAATCTTTTGCTGTTCCTAACTTATCTTCTACATTATTTTTTGTATCACCTGCAAATGATTTTATGTTATCTTTAACATTGTCAAATGTTTCTTTAACATTGTTCCATTTATTTGTAACAAATTCTTTAGCTGTACCTAATTTATCTTCTAATACATCTTTCATATTAGTTGCTTTTTCAGTAACATTTTCTTTGATATTACTAAATGTTTCTTTGATGTTATCCCATTTATCAGCGACAAAATCTTTTGCTGTTCCTAACTTATCTTCTAAATTTTCTTTTATTTCTGTTGCTTTTATACTAATGTTGTCTTTTATTTCTGTAAATTTTTCTCCAATATTTGTAAAGCTAGTAGATACTGATTCTTTTGCTTTATTAAATGCTTCGCCAATTGTATTGGTTGATTCTTCAGTTTTTTTAGATATGGCATCCATTGTTTCATCATTTTGTGTTTTAGCATCTTCTGATTTTCCATTGAACCATCCAGTAAAATGTTCCCATATTGACTTTCCTAATCCAACAAGTCCACCTGCCAACAATTCTGTTAAACCACCCAGTGCTTTAACAATGATATTGCCTACATCAACTAACATACCAGCCCAATCAATATTGCCTAAAAATTCTCCGATTTTTACACCGACGTTAGCCCAATCAATATTTTCTATTAATTCTATTAGTTTCGCAAAACCAGTTCTAACAAAATTACTTATACTAGTTCCTAATTTTTTAGCGTCAAAACTGTATATAAACTCATTTATTTTATTTGTTGCAAATCTTTTTATATCTAAATTTTGTAGGAATGATGTTAATCCATCAAATATACCACTTATACCATTTACTAGTATGGATGCTATATTTCCAAAATTTATTTTTTCAAATGCTTTTGTAAGCCCGTTCGCTAATTTTGTTCCTAATTCTTCAAAATTAAACCCATCTGTTATTTTATATAAAATGTCAAGTTTACTTTCAAAGTAATTGCCTAGCAAATTACCAATATTGTCAAAATTAATTTTTTCTATCATAGTATTTAAGGCAATGGTAATTTTTTCGCCTAATGTATCAAAATGGTAAGTATCAAAAAAGGTATTAAATATAGTAACAATTCCATTTAAGCCTGTACTTATCTTTTCTCCAACAAGTTTAAAATCAATTCCATCAGTTAATCCGTTACCAAAATCAGCAAAGTTTTTAGAGAAAGTGTTTAATTTTTCTGTTATCTCATCAAAATTTATTGTTCGTAATCCTTCGTTTAATGATTTACCAATTTCGGCACCTAAGCCATACCAATCATTATTTTTAATTTTATCAATAAAATTATCTAGCCAACTTGTATCTACATCTGGTATGTTTGCAGTAGGAGATGTATTTGTACTTCCACTACTTGTATCATTATTAAAAGTTACTGTGTGTAAATCATCAAAATTTGCTAAGTTACCTAATTCATTTGCAAGTCCACTAGCACTTTCTTTTTGTTTATCCATATATTTAGCATTAACTTTTGCGATTATATCAAAACCAGTAAACGTTTTTATTAAAGTTGCAACATAACCAACCAATGTGCTAAATAATGATATTAATTTTTCAATAATTGGAGATAGTATCGCACCAAGAGTAGTCCAGTTATTTTCTAATTGTGTTGACAAATCACTATCGTATGATAAATAAGATTCTCCTGCCTTCTTTAATGCCATAAAGGAAGAACGTACACCTAAAAGGGCAAGACTACCTTTTGATACGGCTTTCTTTATTTTTTCAAATGCACTTACAACATTTTTTCCTAAATTTTTAATAGGAGATACCATCGCCGACAATAATTTCTTACCAACATTTTTAGCTACCTTTCCTAATGATTCCATTGCCACTTTTAAGCCTTTAAAGCTTATTCCTACAACTTTTCCTAAAGCATATGATATTCCAGTAGCAGCGACTGAAAAAGGTCTGGATAGCTTACCACCTACATTTTTCGCAACATCTCCAACTTTATTCATTTTTGAAGAAAATTCAGCAAATACTTTACTTTCTCTTAAACTTTTAAGTGCTGGAATATTATTTAACTTATCTAGTGCTTTTTTGAAAATATTTACTTTAGATGTTGATTTGTCAGCTTCATCTTCAATATTTTTCATATTAGTTTCTATTTCTGGTAAATTGCTCGTATCAGTTGTTGTACTTGGAGATTCTACAGTTTCTGTAGTGTTATTTACAATTTTTGGAGCTTTAGTATTGTTTAAATAATTTTGAATATTCCCTGTTCTAGTAGCAGTTTCTTTTTCCATCTTATCTAATTGTTGTATAAAATTTTCGGATATTTTGGGAGTAACAAAACGTTTTAAACTAACACTTAATACATTCACAGCCGACATCAATTTTTTATAGTCTTTTGTTGCATTATTTGCGTTTTCAGATAAATTGTTTTTTTCTTCTTCTTTTTTTAATGTATTTATTGAATCAGCATTATCATTAATAGTATTTTTTAATTTTTCAAAATTTTTAGATACTTTATTAACATTGGTATCGTTTATACTACTTATTGCTTTTCTTATATTTGTAAGTTTATTCGTATTAACACTCTTAATTGCAGTATTCAAATTTTCAAATGACTTTGTTGCTTTATTCAATTTTGTTATACAAGGAGTTAAACTAGCAGTCAATTTATCTATATTACTTGCAAGTTTATTTACATTTTTACTAGAAGTTCCACTACTTTTTTCAATTTCAATTGTAAGAGAATCTATTGTAACATCATTCATAATATCACCCCTTTAAATTCTTATTATTTTTCATCATTCTAACCCAATTATTAATCCAAATTTGAGCTTTTAGTCTTTCATTTTCTACTTCTTGTTCTTTATCTTTTTCTTTCTGCTCTAATTCTTTTTTATATAAATAAGGTTTTTCCGAATATTGTAGAGGCTTTGTGGCTTTTGAAAAAGGACGTAGTATAGGAGAACAATCATTTATTGCCTCATATACGTACATCCCTTGTTCCCATAAAAGTTCATCTTGTTGTCGAAGCTTTAATTCGTATGCTTTTAAACAATAATATGTTTGATATATATCGCCGTACCAAAAGTCTTGGTAACTCATTCCATACGACATAAATATTGGGCAACATTTGTCAAAAGTCTTTGATAGAGAGATATGCTCTACTTTGTTGGTTTCGTTCCAACTATCTCCCAAGCTATGTTTCCCTCATCACTTGAATTATCATCAAATAATGATTCATAACTTTCAGCAATCATTGTTGTCATTGTTTCAATTAATCCACTCTTATTACTAAGTAGAGAATATATTTCTCTTATGGTACTTTCCTTAGTATTTCTATGATTTTTAAAGAATAAACCACTAAATGCAATATCAATATTTGTCATTGGTCTTTCTTTAAAACCATCAAAAGTAAATCCACTTGCTTCCATTTCTTTTATTGCAGCACGGTTATATTCTAAAATATAAGGCGTGTCTTTATATGTAACTTTTATTTTTGTATTCATTTTTTATTTCCTTTCAACTAATTTGATGTAGTTGGTTTTGTAAAGAAATTTGGTTCTCCTGTTGGTGTGATGTAATTAGTAATTTCTAATACACTATTTACAGCAGTTTCTGGTACACCCATCGCACTAGGATTACCTGTAAAATATACAGATTTTGTAAGTCCCGGTATAACTATTGTAAACCATACATTTTTACCACTAGTTTTAGCTGTTTCATAAGTAGTCATCAATGTATCCCATGTCGTAACAAGATTTTGTGTTAAATTAAATGTAAATTCTAAAGCTCCACCTAAATCTTTTAAACCATCAATGTATGTCTTAAATTCAGTTTCATCAAGAGTTGTGGTTTCTAAAGTTTCTGGAGCTGGGTTTAAACTTGGTGTAGATTTTAAACCTGCTATTTTCGTATAGCCTGACGTTGGTCTTGTGCCAGCTGTTGCTTCTACACAATATTGTAATGTAACACCTGCAGTTGATAAATTAATTATACTAGCCATATTAATACCTCCTATATATTATATGCTCACTTGGTACTAGTACCCCACTATAAACTAAATAGCCAACCCTTATGTTATTATCTACATTATTGGTTCTCATACTAGTATCATTATTTATTATATTAATTACTAACCCGACATCTTCATTTAATGCTTTATACGTATCTAAATTAAGAAATTGTCTAAGTATATAAGCAATAGTTCTTATGTTTTGATTAGCACTTTTATTTTCACTTTGTTCACAATATATGTTGAATTGATAAGATATATCAAGTGCAAATCTTCTTTCCTTATCATATTCACTATATTGCTTTAAGTTATTATTTACGATTTCCTTTATTGCTATACAAGGATAAGATATACGTGGAATAGGTTCATAGTATTCTTTTATAAGAATATCAGCATATTCCCCATCATATTCTGGATATACTTCTTTTACTTTTTTATTATCTTTGAAAAAAGATCTTAAGTCATCTATCAATTGATATATTAATGTATCTTCCGTAATTCATCACCATACTTTTTTTTTACTAAATCTTTGTAATTATCGTGTAGCCATTTACCAGTATTGTACATAAAATTAGAACTTCCAAAACCTTGTGTGGCAATTAGTTTTCCATTCTTATCGTGATAAGTCCAGAAATTACCACTTGTTATACCAGATGACTTCAAAAAGCCTAAAAACTTTTTTGAAGTAACACTTGATATAGGTCTAATAGTTAAACCGTGGTTATAATCTTGTAATCCATATTTTGTAGGAGATACTGTATGATTTGATTTTCCAATATCGCCCTCGCCAAATTCATCATATACAACTTCTCTCCCTTTTGCTACAATATTGTAACCTTTAGAAGTTTGTTCTATATACATATCTGGTTTTTCTACATTATGAATTCCACTATTATAAATATCTTCTAATTTTTCAAGTCCTTTTTCAGCCACATATTTACATACTTCATCATCAATAGAACTTGTTTTATTTTCTATTTTATGTAAAGTACTTGATATGTTCTTTAAATTTTTAATACTTAGTTTTACCAATTATTATTAGCACTCCTATTTATTAAAATTATTTCAACTTGATTAGGTGTAGGATATGGTAAACTTTCAACTTCATAATCAGCATTTTTACAAAAATCATCATATTTTTCTGGTGGTTTTTTATAAACATACACCCTATCTCCAGTATGATAGACATCTTTTCTATCTTGCCATTTACCATCTATACACACTCTATTATCACTTCTTATAATGAGTTTCTGTACATCTTCAATACCTATTGGTGTTAGTAATGTATCAGAGTTTGTATCAATTCCATGACAGTGTTCATATATAGGTATTGGCTCTTTATATTTTACTAAAGACCCATCTAAATATTTTTGACACAAATATATAAGTTGCTGATTTCTTCTTTGCGTTCTCATTTTACCTACTTAGCTAGTGGTACAATTTCATTTAATAATGCTTGCGGATAATCAGAATCCGTATCATATATTCTCTGTACCCCATTTTCACTATGTGATGTTTCACTTTCAATTCCAACTTTTGCAAACGATGATATACAAAGTGGTATGATTAAATATTTATATTTTGTAGGATATATTTTGTCATCACTTGGTACAAAATGCCTACGACTATTTATCGCACCTATTGCTTTATTTATCTCACTTTTTAAAATATTATCACTAGGAATTTCTATACCTCTAAATATTAACTGTGCTTTTAAATCAGTTAATATTTCAGTAATACTGTTTTTCATTATTACCTCCTAATTAGAATATTTTTTTCGTTGAACTTGAAGATATCATATCAATTAATCTTTCCTTATCATATTCTTGCTGTGGATAAAATGTTTCATATTCTTTAACATTAGGAAATTCTAATTCTTCGCCATTTTTGCACGGTTCAATTACTAAATCCTTATTTTTATTTAAAGAAACATTTATCTCTTTAAAATATCCTTGTACTTTTATATAAAATTTATTTTTTATTTTATATATCACAATAAATCATCTCCTTATTTTTTGGTATTTTGATGATTTTCCTTATTATCTATGTTTTCCTTAGAAACATATTTATTATCTTGGTTTGTATTGGGTACTAAATCAATAGTTTTATTTTCTTTAGCACCCTCTACAACTGTGTAACCAAGTTTTTTAAATATGGAATTGTATGCCCCTTTAGAAACAACTAAGATATTATTTTCTCCGTTTTTTCTAATCTTTAGCATTACTTAACCACATCCATAATTCCAATTTCGTCGGCTCTGTCTAATGATGGTAAAGCTATCATTGATACTTTTGTATCAACATTAACAGGATCAAATTCACGATGAGTTGTTACTGTGATACCACTTGACATAACTTCAACTTGAGTATCGCTTGATGCTCCAGTAGTTAAATCAGATGCTTCTGGTGTAACACCCATGTGTGTAGCTCCTAATGTACCATCTGGTAAGAAACATACAGTATCATCTGGTACATACTTTACAGCAGTATCAGTTTCATCTACATATACATTATCATATACATAGAATTCTACTCCAGTTTCTTGATATATAAAGTTAAGTGCTTGTGATACCCCAACATTTGATATGTTGCCACCTGCTAATACATAAATTTGGTTTTTAATTGCTGTATTTTGTCTAATGTATTTAGCTACTGAATTGTTACAAATTGCTTTAGTAATTGTAACACCTTTAGCCTTCATTGCATCTACAAAATCAGTAATATCGCCAATAATATCAGCACTAGCATCGCTCCAACTTGTTGATACAGTAATCTTTTGGTCGGTTGGCACTTCAAAATCATAAGTATATGCTTGTCCATTTGATGCTAATGTAATAGTCCCTGTTGTTACAGCTTCCATTCTCATTCTTTCTAATGTTATTTGTGCAGCATCAAGTAATTTTGCTAAATCAGCAAATATTCTATCTAATACAGTATTTAATACTAAATTATTGTTTGTTGCAATAACAGTATTAAGTTTTTGACGCATTTCTTCATCTATATACATAGATTCTTTGAAGAATGGCATCTTTGTACGGTATTCTGCAAATCCCTCTCTATCTCTACGAATAGACTTTGAATCAAACGCACTTAATTTTAATGCTACAGGTTGACCATTTGAACCTTTTAACCAACTAATGTCTAAACCTAATTCGTGAACTGTAGGAAATAATGTTTCTCCCAAAAGTGGTTGTGCATTTTTATTTCTTGTAAGCCAATATGCAGTAACATTTTGTGGTGTTATTAAATCATAAATACTAAGTGTTGCCATTAAATTTTACTCCCTTCTACAAAAATCATTCTCTCTAGTCCAGATGTAACAGCTTTAATTGCCGTTACCACAGTTGAATCTAGTTTTAGTAAATCAACGCAACCAGCTATTACTAGTGTCGCATTTCCTTTACCACTTGAATCTAACTTCACATCGTGTAGGTTGATTCCAACAGCAGTTGTTGAAGCAACAGTAAATGCAGTATCTCTTGTGGTGATAGTGCCATTTAATGGTTGCCCAGCTTTGATTGTCGCATTTGCTGTACCACTAACTTTTACAGGTAGGGCAATATAATAAGAATCTTGTCCTATAAGTATGTTCTTAGGTACAGTATAATCTGCTACTTTGTTAATCATATCTTCTTACCTCTTTCTTCCTATTTATTATATTTTCCAAAATAGTAATTACTACTATTTGTTGGCATACTATTCTTTGCAATTGTTGCTCCTAATGGTTCTTGGTCTTTAATTATTCCTTGCTGTTTAGCATTTCCCATTTCGCCTAAACCATCTTTTGCAACATCTTGCTTACCTTTTTCATACGCATTATTAATTAATTTATTAATATACATTGATAAGGTGTTTGATTGTTCATTATCATTTTTTGATAATGTATCTATAAAATCAACAAATTCGTTATCTTCATCTTTGATACCTAATAAGCCCTTTGCTTTTGCCATATTGCCATTCGCTTTGGATTTATTAATTTCTAATCTTTGTGCTTCAAGCATAGTTTTTAATTTTTTGATTTCTGGATCTTCTTTTTCTTTCTTTCCAGTTTTATCATTTGCATTAGCTTTTTCAATAAGGCTTGATATCTGTGTTTGTAACTCGTTTGTGTCTTTATCATATTTTGACTTTTCTACATAGTTCGCTTTATCAACATAATTACCCGTTGATAAATCTACTAACTGTAAACTTGATAATGCGGTATTCACTTCTTCAACTGTCATACCGTCGTGGTAGCTATTACCTAATAATTCTTTTAATTTATCCATCTCTATTCCTCCTTAGTACTTTCTTGCGATGAATCATTATCTTTAGCACTTTCGTTATCGTCCTCTGTGCTATCTTCATTTGTCTGATTTTGTTGATTTAGTAAATCTTCTTTTCGCTCTTTTTTCGCTTCTTCGCCACGTTTTATAACTTCATTTACTCTGTTTGTTAAACCGCTAAATTCTAAGCAGTCTATAGTGGCAAGTTCTCCAGTGGCTACTAAAGTTGAAAATGCTTGTGTTTTAGTTAATAAATTGTCTGTTGTATGTCTACCTATACTTATATCTATATCAGCAGAACTAACATCTTTACTAACTAATCCCAATGCTTGCAATATCTTTATTGAAACATCTAATTGCATTTTCTTTGCTCGCTTGAAAAATATTTCTTTTAACTTTGCAACAATTTCAATATCAGTCCAACCGTTTCTATTTAAAACAGCTGTTCCAGTATCTCCACCGCTTGCTGTCTGTCTATCAGGAATACCTGTTATGATGTTTCTAGCATCTTCTAAATATTGTCTAATATTTTCTATGCTAGAACTATCTATTTGTGAATTGATGAACTTGGCATCCACATTACTACTTGTTGAATCTGACGGTACTAAAGTAAGAAGTCTATCTTTTTTTATCTTCTTTAATCCTACAGAATCATCTTCAAATTCGGCACCTAATAATACCAATAAACTTCTTATTGTGTTCTCTATGTCATCTATTGAATCACTAGCAACTTTATTACTAGCATTCATTACACTTATGGCTTGCTCCCAATCTCCTGTTAGAAACAATGAATTTTCAAACATTGTTATTGGATTTCGTCCTATGTAATTTTTCTTTACTTCAACATCTTTTTTATTATTTGTTATAGTAAATACATACTTATCTGTATAACATACATAAGTATCCCCACTATCCGTATGGATAATCGTTCCAGACAGTATTAATGGGTTTCCTATCTTTGTATTATATACACAAAAAGTGTTTATAGGATTTAAACTAGCCACTGTCAATGGTACATCTGGCGTATAGTCCTTTGTTATTTCTTTACTAGGTAAAGTTATTTCATATCCTACGCCACATATACTACTATAAAACAAGGTTTTCGTATCCTCTAAGAATGCACCACACATATCGTACACATCTGTTATCTTTTCAACATCTGTCCTTTTTCCAACATCTTTTTGTACGTATTCTGCTGGGTTTCCTAACGTGTATCCTACAATTTCTCTTGTTATAGGTAGTGCATAGTTCACAACTGTTGTATTATTTATTGTGCTTGTTTCAGGTTCAGCTCTATACAATATATCTTGATCGCCTAGAAAGTATCTTATTAAATATTCGCAATCGTGTGCATTTTTTATATGCACCCCTAATGCTTTTCCCAGTACTTCCAGTATATTGTCTGGTGTAACTTCTTCATAATCAAGTATTATTTTTTTTCTTCCATATTGTAAATTTCTCGCCAACATGTAATTGTTAAACGAATCGCCTGTATTCAAAATTACACCTTCTTTCGTTAAACCTTAACACTAAAAGCATACAGTATGTAAACTCTTTTGTCAAATTTAGGTATTTTTTATAAAACTTTTGATACATCTATCGTTCTCGCCCTTCCTTTATATCCACTTCCTATAATATTGGTTATCATCCCAGCAAGTGAATCTGGAAAGTCATCGTGTTGCTTATTTTGCATTGCTACATTTTGATTCCAATTATACAAATTTGTCATTGCGTCTTGATACATCTTATTCCCCTTTATACTACTTGGCGACTTAAAATATATCCTAAATGTATTACTTTCTGTTGCTACCCCTTTAATATCTTCTTGAACTGCTAATATTCTATCTCTTTTCTTCTTATTTGTAGGGGCATTATAAGATAAAATATTACAATAATAGTTTCTTTTTCTTAAATCATTATTTATTAATGTTGAATAGAAATCTCCACCATTATTCTTTTCAAAGCCACATCTCGTTACCTTATTTTTTACTATCATATTACAAACAAGCGGTCTACTTGCATTATCTCCACCAAATTTATTTATAAATAATACATCTTCAATATAAACTTCATTACCATATACATAACCTACCGGCATTGAAAAATAATCATCCCCACCGTGCGTAACATCTCCATAAGCACATATATAGTCTGGTTCATCTCCCGGTAAATTTTCATAAAAACTTATATTGTCTTTATTAAATACTAATCCATCCCGCTCTATAGGTTTCATAAGATACTTTGCACTAAATATGACGGGATCTTCTGCAACTTCCATATCTTTATAATATTCTTTACTAAAACCTTTTCCATAATCATATAAAAAGTTACTTTCTCCATTTTCATCATAGCAAGGTATTTGTATTATCCTAACTCTACTTTCATCCATTTTCATTTTTGCATTATTTATAACTCTATTTGTTATATCATTAATGCTCCACGGGGTATTTATATGTAA